ACATGGCTACAAAGAAAAGTACAGTTAATGCTGCTGGTAACTACACCAAGCCTGAGATGCGTAAGGCGTTAGTAGCTAGTGTTAAAGCTGGAACTAAAGGTGGTGATGCTGGTGAATGGTCTGCTAGAAAAGCACAGCTTGTAGCAAAGAAGTACAAAGCTGCTGGAGGTGGTTACAAATGAAGCCTTCTCAGAAGTCTTTAAAGGATTGGACAGACCAGAAGTGGACAACTAAGTCTGGTAAGCCTTCTGCTAAAACAGGAGAGCGTTATCTACCTGAAGCAGCCATTAAGTCTTTAAGCTCTGCTGAGTATGCAGCCACCACTAAAGCCAAGCGTGAAGGTACAAAGGCTGGTAAGCAGTTTGTTAAACAACCTAAAGCCATTGCTAAGAAAGTGAGCAAGTTCAGATGATTAAAAAAGGCACTGAAGAGTTTAGCGGGTATAACAAGCCTAAAGCAACTCCTAAGCATCCAACGAAGAGTCATGCTGTGTTAGCTAAAGAAGGTGACACAGTGAAGCTCATTAGGTTTGGACAACAGGGTGTTAGTGGTGCTGGCTCTAGTCCAGACACTCCTAAGGACAAGGCTAGGCAGAAGAGCTTCAAAGCTCGTCATGCTGAGAATATAAACAAGGGTAAGATGTCTGCTGCTTATTGGGCAGACAAGGTTAAGTGGTAACTAAAAGGAGAAACTATGGCTACCGATGCAGAGAAAGTAAAGATGTATAGAGAGAAGGCTAAGGACGCTTCCATTCCTCAAGAGGTGCGTAACACCTACTTGGACAGAGCTAATGAGCTAGAGCGTAAAGCTTTTGAAGATACGAAGAAGGCTCCTACTCCTCCTGTTAAGCTTGCTAAGGGTGGTATGCCTGTTCGAGGTAGTCGTACAGCCACTAACCAAGCGAAGAAGATGATGGGTGGTGGTTATGCTATGAAGACCCCGATGCAAATGAACAAAGGTGGTTATGCAAATTGTGGTGCTTCTGTACCTGCTTCTGGTGGAAAGAAAAAATAATGGCTACTAAGAAATCTTTTAAAACCTGTGAGGGATGTCCTTCTCCTGCTAAGTGTAAAGCTGCAGGTACATGTATGGCTAAAGAGGGTAAGGGTAAACCAGCCCTAGCCATCATGATTGGTATGCCAAAGAAGATGGCTAAGGGTGGTGCTGTTAAAGCACCAATGGCTAAGAAGAAATAAGCTATGGCTACTAAAAAGCAAACAGCTAAAATTGCTAAGGTGATGGGTGAGTTTAAAGACAAAGGCTTGCATAGTGGTAAAGGTGGCAAAGTTGTTACCTCCCCTAAGCAAGCCATTGCCATTGCTTTGTCTGAAGCTAAAGTGAAAGCTAAGAAGTGAACAAAGAGCCAAAGATTAGAAGTGTAGGAAAAGTGTTGACAGCGGGAGTTGCTAACACCATCTACACTTGTCCTGATAATTTCATTGCCAAGATGAATTTGTTATTTGTTTCCAATCATGGAGGCAATAACAAAACTGTTTCTATTCAATGGACAGATGCTAGTGCAAGTGCCAGCTATTACATTGTTGGTGGTTATGTTCTTTCTGCCTACGGCTATCTAAAACTGGATGGTAGTTATCTTGCTCTCTATCCCGGTGACACCTTGGTAGTCACACCAGAGGCTGGTAGTAGTATGGACACCACTGTCACTGTAGAAGAACATTATGAACAAGGACTATTTTAATCATGGCAAAAAGAGAACTAAACGAACAACAGAAGAAATTCATTGAGGTGTTATTTGCTGAGGCTGGTGGCAATCCAGCTAAGGCTAGACAGCTTGCTGGCTATAGCGAAGGCTATGCCACCAAGATGATTATGGACAACCTCAAGGAAGAAGTGATTGAGGCTACACAGCTATACATCGCCATGAACGCCCCTAGAGCAGCTATGGCTGTTGTGAGTGGCATTGCCGATCCCACAGAGCTAGGCTTGAAAGAGAAGCTCAATGCTGCTAAGGATTTGTTAGACAGGGCTGGCTTGGTGAAGACAGAGAAAGTTCAGGTGACAGCACCTAACGGCATCATGATTTTACCAGCCAAAGATAGCAGTGAGTGAGAGAGACTTAGGGGCTTGGATATTGCCTCAACCGAAAGCAAAGGAAACATATGTACCTATTCCAAAAATTAGAAGAACAATACCATTTGGTTACAGACAAGATGAAGAAAATCCTGACCTCCTGCAGCCAATACCTACAGAGCTTGAAGCGTTAGAACTAGCTAAGAAACATTTAAAACAATACAGTTCTAGGCAAGTAGCAGCTTGGCTTACCACTACCACAGGTAGAACTATAAGTCATGTGGGATTGTTAAAGAGAATAAAGACTGAAAGAAAGCATGGATTCAAATCCGCTACTTACCGCAACCTTGCCAGAAGGCTCCAAAAAGCCCTTGAGCAAGCGGAAAGGTACGAAGAAAAATCTAAGAGGCTCGGCAGGGAAGACCCAACAGGATACTTCGAGTCAGAGCAGTACAGCAAGCTTACCGAATATATCGATAGTAAACTCGCCAGAGACTCCTCAAGCGATAGTTGATGATAGGGAAGTGTTGTTTAAGCCCAATGTTGGGCCTCAAACATTCTTCTTAGCTTCCTCAGAGAGGGAAGTGTTATATGGTGGGGCTGCTGGAGGTGGTAAAAGCTACGCTATGTTGGCTGATCCACTGAGGTATATGGTACATCCACAGTTTTCTGGGCTTCTGTTACGACACACTACAGAGGAACTTCGAGAACTTATTTGGAAGAGTCAAGAGCTTTATCCAAAGATTTATCCCGGCATCAAATGGAGTGAGAGAAAGATGCAATGGGAAGCTCCATCAGGGGCAAGACTGTGGATGTCTTACCTTGATAGAGATGAAGATGTATTAAGATATCAGGGTTTGGCGTTTAGCTGGATTGGTTTTGATGAGTTGACGCAGTGGCATACGCCATTTCCGTGGAACTATATGCGTTCTCGCTTGCGTACAGCGGCAGCAGACCTACCAATCTTCATGAGAGCTACGACAAATCCGGGTGGTCCGGGTCATGCTTGGGTGAAGAAGATGTTTATTGACCCTTCTCCAGCGGGTAAAGCCTTCGATGCTACCGATATTGAGAGTGGAACTACTCTAGTCTATCCCAAAGGACACAGCAAAGAGGGGCAAGCCCTGTTCAAACGTAGGTTTATCCCTGCTATGTTGACGGATAACCCTTATTTGATGCAGACAGGTGACTATGAAACCATGTTGTTGTCTCTTCCTGAGCACCAGAGGAAGCAACTACTGGAAGGAAACTGGGATATTGCTGAAGGTGCAGCCTTCACAGAGTTTAATAGGCAGATTCATGTAGTGGAACCATTCCACATACCGAGTAATTGGACTAAATTTAGGGCTTGTGACTATGGATACGGAAGCTTTAGTGCTGTGGTGTGGTTTGCTGTGTCTCCAAGTGAGCAATTGGTGGTCTATCGTGAGCTATATGTTAGCAAGGTGCTTGCCAAAGACCTCGCTCACATGGTAATGAGGGCTGAAGAGAACGATGGCCCTATGAGATATGGTGTATTGGACAGTAGTTGCTGGCATAAGCGGGGTGATACAGGTCCATCACTGGCAGAACAGATGATTGCAGAGGGTTGTAGGTGGAGGCCAGCGGATAGAAGTGCTGGTAGTAGGGTGTCTGGTAAGAATGAGCTGCATCGAAGGCTACAAATTGACCCCTTTACAGAACAACCAAGACTAGTTATAACAAGCAACTGTGTGAACACGATTGCTCAGCTACCCATCATCCCTTTGGACAAAAGAAACCCAGAGGATATTGATACTAAGGCTGAAGATCACTTATATGATGCTATTCGTTATGGTGTGATGAGCAGACCTAGAAGTAGTTTGTTCGATTACAATCCATTAAATTCTGCTGGCTCTGGGATGAAGATGGCAGACCCCACATTTGGGTATTAAAGGGTATTTATGGCGACAAACAATTTCATGGATGACAAGTCCATTGGTTTAGAAGATAAAAAGCAGGGAGAAACTGCATCATTCACTGGTGAT